ATGGCGCACGGGTACAGCATTGTCCGTGAAATCGGCGGGCATGGCTGCGTGTTCTTTTGATAGTAATGCCAGTGTTTTGTCGGAGGCGAGCATGTGTTCGGCTGCGTCGCTTCGGTTTGGCATTTTGAAGGCTACGGTTACGGCTAAGCGTTGTGTTAGTTCGTAGGTGTTGTGGTTGTTGGCTGTCATTGACATTTCGCCATAGTCTACGAAGAGGAACGAGCCTATGCATTTGTCTATGCGTGCCTGCAACTCCTCGAACGATTGTCCGTATACGTAGTTGTCTATTTCGGGTACGCGCGACGTTTGGGGAAGTTGGCTTAGTTCTGCCACGAGTGTGTTGTAGCTTTCGAAGTGGCTTGTGCCGTTGGTGAACATGGCGAGTATGCCGTTTCGCGATGGGTATTGTGCGAAGTATAGGAATTGTTCTTTTATCATTGTTGGTTTGCTTTAGGGGTTTGATGTTTTTATATCTATGGATCTACACTTGTATATCCATAGATCTACGAGTGTAGATCCATGGATAGCGAGGTGGGGCTTAGCTGTCTACTATTTCGTTTATTATGCTGACGGGTAGTCCTACCTCGTTGCTTATTTTTACTTTATCCCAGCCGAAGCCTTTCATATCGCGTACGGCATCGATGGTTTTCTTGCGCAGCACCTTCAGATAGGTAAGCAAGTTCATTTGTTCTATCTGTCGCGAATCGCCAAGTCCGTCTTTCGATAGGTCGTAGAGTGCGTCTGATGCATCGGTGGTGATTGGGTGTTCGGGCTTAAGCTTGAATTTGGTGAGCAGCGAAAATGCTGTTTTATTGAACAGATAATTGTTGAAGGCTTGGAAGTTGAACGATATGGCTGTGAGCATCTCGAGTGGTAATACTTCGAATTCTTTTGCCAGTGCGTGTGCGTGTTCGGAGCTGTATTCCTTTTCGGGGTAGTAGAGTATGGCTGCTATTAGTGGGAGCGTCTTTTCGCCTTGTTCTATTAGCGAGCGTGCTTCGATGTATTGTAGTGCTGTGAGCGAGCAAGTAAGTGTGCCATAGTCTTTTTGTATTTTGTAGGCGTGGTAGGTGCGGTTGTTTATGCTTATGGTGGGTATAAGCTGGGCACAGAAACAGAGGTCTACAACGTATTGATATTCTAAACGTCGCAGCACACGAGCAATGGGAATGTTCAGTCGGAATGGGTCTACCCTACGGCAAAGCTCGTAAATTTCCTTGCTCACATTCTCCAGCACCTCGTTGTTATCGGGGTACTGGATAAGGAATAGGAATGTGAGCTGTTCGGATATAGCTATAAGGTTTGCCACTTGTTCTTCGGTGCGAAAACGTCGCTTCTGCCATTTCATTATTCTGCAAAGATGGTTGATGCGCACTTCGCCTGCCGACAGCTTTCCTGCTGCCATTGCCAGTAAGTCGGTAACCAGACTAACGAACTGCTGTTCGGTCATGCCTTCCCAACTGTTGGGTATGCGGTGTATTTCGCCTTTGTAAATGAGTTCTATATCTTTCATGGCAGCATAATTATTTTATCGTCGGGGTTGTTGTATGCCGAATAAGAGCTGACGTCGGCAGTGGTGTCGGTAGAGAGCAGCGTGTCTATATTGAGTAGGAGCTGCTCTGCCTCTCGGTCGAGTCGGTCGGCTAACGATAGTGCTGCGACGAGTTCGTCTTTGCCTGAACGCGAAGCATGGCTTTCGTCGAAAAGGTTGCGTATGGTAGGAGGAAATTCCAAAATATCGAAGCGACGCAACGACTTGGCGATGGTCTTCTTTGCAAGGGCAAGATATAAGGGCTGCTCTATACGCGAGGCATTCTCTTCGGTTATTTTATCGAAGTAAATAGCCAGCTGCTCGTCTAAAGTTTCCTTCTGCAGAGGAACAAGTCTGAAGAAGAAGAAATACGACAGGTCTATTGGGAAAATAGTGTCGAACACTTCTGCCGAACGTATCTTGCACTTCTGCAAAGTGTTGTTGTAAGGCGTATCCTTCCATAGCCGTGCAGGTTCGCCTTCGGTATCGGTAGAGAGTAATGCTACTATCGTATCAATAGCATTGTAGTAATTCTCCATGTACGAACGACGCATTGCCTCTATTTCGTACTTGTAAACATCAACATCGTTCTTGCGCCTGGCAATGCTATCGAACACCAGCTGCTGCGCCATCGTAAAGTTGGCGATAGCTGTTCGCAAAGCCTCTTTAAGCTCAGTGTCCTCCTGCAAGTTGAGAATAGCCTTGAACACTGAAGTGGTCAGAATGGTTTCCACACGCTTGCGAGCCGAATTGCCTGAAGGCTGCAAATCCTGCAAGTCGATATTTGTTTCTACGCCTGGTGCATAACTGCTGAAGGTGGCGAGATTGCCGAATAGTTCTTGAAGTATTTTCATGCTTGTTGGTTGTTTAATCGGTCCTTAGGTGATATGTATTCCTGTCGCTGGGGCACTTCGCGATAGAAGCCTATACGATAACCTTGTTTATAGAGGTTAGGGAAATTCAGCTTCAGAGCAATATTGAAAGGCTCGGCACAAATTTCGTCTTCGGGAGTGAGCAACATTATATAAATGAGATAGTTGTAGTACGAATCAGAACCCGACTTGCTTATAACGCTGTCCTTGCTCACTGCAGAGATAGAAGCATCAAGTCCTACTGAAGACAACAACGCTTCCTCCGTGCGCTTATCGTAGGCAATAAGCGAATCAATATATTCCTTATATTTAAGGTCTATCGTTTCAATCTTCCACTGCTGCTCGTGTCCAGAAGCATCCATAAACGATATTGAAGAATAAGCCTTGCCTTGGTTCTCTGCACCACTAAGATAGTCGCCAATCTTGCGCAGCTCCAATCGCATGTATTCCACCAGCAACGACTCACGATACTCCGTGCCAATTTCAATGCCATTGTATTTTACCAGGTCCTTATCTTTCGATTTGCGCAACTTGTTCTCTTCACAAAGTTTCGTAAGCTGCGAACGCTTGCTATTCACCCATGCGTTAGGTATGATGATGTGTATCTTGGCTGCCAACGAGTTTCGTAAGAACGAATTGATGTAAGTAGCCGTACTATTGCTACCCAATATATATGGACGTGCGCCCTGGTGTGTTTCGTTCACACCATAGAACTCGTCCACCGATTTCTCGCGATGGTGCGATACGGCAGCATATAGGTAGTTGTCCACTTCTGACAATGCGAACTTAGGATAAATCTTATAGTTACCCAGCCCATAAGACCAACGCCCCACAGCTATATGGCGGAAGTCGCTGTAACTAATCTGTTCGTAAGCAATATCCTGACGAGTGGTGGCAAGACGGCAGTGTTTGTTCTCTAAAGGCTCCATACCAGCAACAGGCATCATTCCTAAACGCTTGCCACGTGCAAAGCGGAACTTGCAGAAGAAGTCTCCGAAGTAATAGAAGTTCTTTATATTCGTCTTGGCAAATTCCTGCGCAGTAGTTTCCATACCACGCTCCTGCCAAGAGTTCAGCCATTCGTCCCATTCAGGCAGCGCAGTATACTCACGCTTCATCTTGCCACCTTCCACTGTCTGCATATAGACACATGGACCATTACCATACAGCATCTTTATCTCCTTGCTGTACAGGCGAGGCAACAAGCGGTTCTGTTTAATCTCTGTCGTTACTTCATCGCAAAGATTATTATTCACACCACGCATACACACCTGATAACCATTAACACTAAGCCACTGGTGTTCGTGAAGGTACGACCTATTCTCCTGTGGAATAAGCATACCAGGAGTATTGAATAGCTGTTGCCCCTCCCCAATTTGGAAAGAGAGAACATTGCCATCTGCAATATAATTACCAGCGTTGCCGTATAACTCTATTCTATCGTTCATAACCAATTTATCTTGTGAAGTTTATATCCATCGTTAGGAAAACCCATGTATCTAATAAGAATACGATAACACATCTTAGGATTGCCGTCTTCGTCCTCGAAAAGGAAATAGTTTTCTGCATCAACCGAAAATCTATCCTGTGGTAGCTGTGTTCTATACTTGCAGTGCTTCTTCACCGTCAAAGTATCTCCAGCCATACCCTGCGACCTCGAATAAGGAAAGAAACAGAGCGTGAAGTCCCCTTCAGGTAGCTTGCTTATCTCCCTTGCCCACTGCATCGCACTGATGCCGTCTATTTCTATAGGTTTCTCCATTACTTGCGAAATTACTTATATTTTGTACAGGAACAAAGGACGACCAACTCCCCCTCCTGTCATATTTCCAGCCTTTTCGAGAGCCTGCACCGCATTATCAAAAATCAGTGGTGCGTCCTGAATTGCGTCGTTTGGTCATTTTGATTTTTTATTTTTAAAATATAATATATTGATTTTCAGAAAAGTAACATTTTTACCTATGTAAATACCCCTCGTTATTGCCTTGTTTTGGACATTTTTTATATTCATTTTTGGACTTTATAGGGGCTTATATCGCTATATTTTCGGGTAAATCGTCCGGATAACTGCTCAATTCCTTTTTAATAAGGTCTGAATAAAGACCATATAAAAGGTAAATCATTGCACTTGGAAGCTGTGTTGTCAGTCCTGGACGACGTTTTAATTCGGTTTTCTTTTCGCTTGATTTATCGAGCTCTATTTTTCCATTTGTTTTCTTCAGTGGACTGATAAGAATTGCACTGCAAAGGTTCTGACATTCATTCTCATCGATACGCACCTTAGGAAGCAAGGGAAGTTTCTCGGCAAAGAGCAACTGACACAAGCGAAACTGCTGCCAGTGGTAAATAGTAGGTGCGCCATCGTTATAGAGAAAAACAGAAAAACCGTAACTCTCTAAGGCTGCCTTCATTGTCAGTGAGTCAGTAGTTATCTGCTCTAATTCCTCACGTGTCTTGTTACCAGCACGGTCAGGATAAAGGTGTATGACCTTGTTCACCGCATCAGTACCAAAGAAAGAATACACCTGCTGCGCAAGGTTCTGCTGGTCGTCAGGTATATATGCCCAAAATTCCTTAATAATATCGAAGCGACTGCCGTACTCCTTTTTCTGCCCGACGATAAGCGATTGAAAATTACCAGGGTCGTAACCTATGTACAGAGGCTCGCGTTTATCGTAGTGGCGAAGGTAGCGCGCGGTGAGCGTGAAGTGGTCTTTAAGGTTCTTCTTCAGTATTTGGTCGTAGATATAGCTGTCTTTGAATTGGTGCCGCTCGTGGTCATAGCTTGTAAAGAACTTGTTGGTAACTTCCTTATGGCGGATAGCACAGATAGCGGTGAGGAACTCGTCCATATCGAGGGTATCGAGCTGCGTCTTGAAGAACTTCGGTCCGAGTATATCCTTATTACAGAACGAAGATGCTCGTATATAATAGATGGCATTGCGTCGCATATCGGCAATACGTGGTTTCCATCGGGCGATAAAGGCTTTTAGCTTCTGGTCTTCCAAACGTATCTTCTCTATTGTTACTGGATTCTTGGTATTGCGTAATTCTTGCTGGAGCATGAACTGCTTGTACAGTGTTTGGTTGATGGCAAGCGACACAGAAGCTATCTCTTCGATGAGCCTTGTGTCCATCTTGTTTTCGTAATCCTCGAACCAATCGTCCTCGCCAAGGTCTACACGTGCGGTATCACTCACACCAGTAACACCTTCGTAGTAGGCTGACTTGCGAATTTCGGCAGAACCACCACGAAGTGAAGGAAAGAGTCGCGACTTTAGTTTCTCTCCGCTGTTGTGTTTCATTTCCTCGACAAATGCGTGTACGGCATTTCGACCGGCAACACTCTCGGGCTGGTCGGAAGACACCAGCTGCAGGTGTGCTCCGTTACGAAAGATGACCGAGTGCTTTGCATAGGCTATCGGATAACGTGGTTGCCGAAAGTGTGAAGGAAGTTTTGCTTCTCCCACCACATAATCGATGCCATACTCAAGCATAGCCCGCTGCTTGCCATTTACGATTACAGGACGTGAAAACGATGCCTGAATGTTTGGCCATACATTGGTCATCAGTGCCACGTATGTTTTGTGAACAAGGAATGATAGTTCGCCCGGCATATCGTTTGTCACACGAATAAGCCGTGGAACTATGACACCTTCGGTCTTACCCGTAGCACGTGCCCATTCGGCATAAAGCATATTGGGGTCGATGATATTGGCAAGCAGCTGCACACGGTTCATGTAATAGTGCTCGAAGCTGAGCACGCTGTTTTCATTTATAGCTTTTTCAGTCATTCGGAATTTCCTCCATTATTTCTGCATCTTGAATATCGGCATCTCGCAGCAGGCGTTTCTTTTCTTTTGTTTCTATGGGCAACGAGTCGATAAGCGCAACATAGAAGCCTTCATTATGCTTGGCTGCAATTTCCTTCAGATTCTTCTTTGAGAAACCGAGTTCCTCGGGTGTGATGCTTGGTGTGATAATGAACGTAACACCAAGGTCTCTATCGGCTTCGGAGATTTCAGAAGCACGACGACGACACTCCAGCGCACGTTCGTAGCACTTGCCTTGTGTCTTATAGTCACCAGCCAAGGCACAGAGCTTAGCAAGGTTCTCAAACTGGTTAGCGTACTGATTCTCCCATATCTTGAGGGGTACGTTATTGTCTACCTGAAAGTAGTTGATGGCTTCGTAGAGTCGAGCCATATAGGTGCGCTGCTCTATCTTGATACCTTGGTTAGCATTGATACGCTGTTGCAACTTACGAGCCGCACGAGTTATGCTGCGTTCGTGCTCGTATATTTCCATTGCCCACTGCAATTGCTCCAAGAACTTTTGTAGCTCTTGGGGAATAGCATCGCACTTGCCAGTGGCAAAGAATTGCGATATTAAGTCAGGGTGTATCTGTTCGATACGGTCAAGTTGTGTCATACGCCAAACAAATCTTTACGCAGCTGCTCCTCTTTTGCCTGCTGAATAATCTCACGCAGTTCCTTCACGGCTTCGGTGCTGCCGTCCTTAGCCAGTTCAACGAGCTTGGTAAGGATTGCACGCATATCCTCCGTGACGTTCACGAGCATTGCGATGTCTGCAAGAATTTTCTGAATATCTGAATCCATAACGCAAAGATAGGAATATCAGGAAAAACGACAAAAGACATAAAAAAAAGCCCCCCCCCCCAAAAAAAAAACCGGGGGGGGGGGGGAAAAAAAACCCGTGTTCTCCCGCC